GAATTCGAGTTTTACAAAGTATAGGAAGGCAGTTACGAAAGTCGGACGATAAGAAGACAGCACACCTATATGACATTGGAGATGATCTCAGTTGGAAGTCATATAAAAATCATACTCTAAGGCATTTTATAGAACGAATTAAGATTTACAAGTCTGAGCAATTTAAAGTTCGGCAAGTAAGTATTAAAATTTAGGAGGAGAGATAGAATGACACCCTACCGAATTTTAAAATTAAGAAGCGGCGATGATATAATCACCCGCATCAAAGGCAAAGCAGGCGGCAAACTGCTCATCGAACGCCCTATGCAAATGAAAGTGACAACACAAATAACTCAGGAAGGAATGCGGCGTGATGTTCTTATCCTGAGAGATTGGTTGGATCACACAAATGAATCCAACACCAAAATCCCAGAGGATTGGGTTGCAACCTTTCTAACCCCAGATACACCAACGGTCGATCTATACCTCAAACAAAAAGAGGCAGACGATTTGGATCCGCCATACGACAATGTAGCAGGATTGCCGGAGGTTAAAAACCCCCAAGCAATTCCGCCTAAATCGATTGCAGAAGAAAATATGATACGAGATGCTCTCACCCAAAAGATGATGGAGCAACAACGGTTTCAGGATTTCATTCAAATGAATATGGCCATCCCGCCGCAAGTTTTCATGCAAATGCTAAACCAAGGTATCCTCGGTGAACCCGAGGACATCGATGAAGAGATCGAAGACGACGACGACTGGTTCAACAACAACGATAGGTTTAAGGATTGGCCAGATGAAGATAAGTTTTAATATACCTTTCTGAAACCTGGCACAGATGATTGTAACTAGGTATTGAAAACCTGTCAAGAAAAAAATTAATTATTTCTTTGACAAAGCGAGAAACATAGACTATAGTATTAACAAGGACAAGGAAGTACATCATGGCAAAGAAGAAAAAAGCAAACCACTACATTGACAACAAAGAATTTTTTGGTGTAATGTGTGAATGGAAAGAAGAAATAAAGGCAGCAGAAGATGCCGGCGAACCGAAACCAGTCATCCCCGACTATGTGGGTGAGTGTTTTTTGAAGATCGCAGAACACCTTTCATACAAACCAAACTTTATCAATTATCCTTTTAAGGATGATATGATTGGTGATGGCATCGAAAACTGTGTAATGTATGCAAGCAACTTCGATCCAGAGAAGTCAACAAACCCGTTCTCATACTTCACTCAGATAATCTATTTTGCATTTCTCCGAAGAATTCAGAAAGAGAAGAAGCAGAATTATATCAAGTATAAGGCAACAATTGAGGCAGATGACTTCGGCGAGTTTAGGAAGTGGTTCAAGAATAATTACTTCGATGAAGATAAGAAGTATACGGATATTTTTGATATCACTGAAAATGATTTGGTGAAGTTTGAACCAAAGAAGAAGACTAAAAGGAAAAAGTCTGAATGAAAATTGCGTTGATTAATGATACTCACTTTGGAGTTCGCAATGACTCCACTACTTTCGCAGAGTACATAAACAAGTTCTTTGACGAGATATTTTTTCCGTATTGTAAAGAACACAATATTACAGAGGTAATTCACTTGGGTGATCTTATGGATCGTCGCAAGTTTGTTAACTTCAGTACGCTGTCTCAGGTTCGCAAAAACTTCATGGAACCTATGAGAGAGAATGGATTGAATGTCAATTGTATTATTGGCAACCATGATACTTACTTTAAGAATACGAACGATCTAAATTCACCGAAAGAATTGTTTGGTGACAGGTATGACAATTTCCACCTTCACGAATCGCCTGTTGAGGTGGATTACGACGGCACATTAATCGCCCTTGTTCCTTGGATAAACAAAAGGAATCGAGAAGATGTGTTGTCGTTTCTTAAGAATACGAAGGCATCTATCGTAGGTGGCCACTTTGAATTGAATGGTTACGAAGTGATGCGTGGCGTAAAATTTGACGGGGGAATGGACGATGATCCACTCAAGAGATTTGAGATGGTTCTCTCTGGACACTTCCACGGAAAGCATAGTCAGAACAATGTTCATTATCTCGGCACACAGTATCAAATTACCTTCTCTGATCTTAAAGAAAAGAAAGGGTTTCATGTTCTCGATACAGAAACAAGAGCAATTGAGTTTATTGAGAACCCAAACAAACTGTTTCATTTCTTGTACTATGATGATTCAAAGACCGATTATGATGAGATCATAAACAAGATGGACTTTGATGATTTCAAAAATACATATGTCAAAATTTTTGTTATCAATAAAACTAAACCTTATACGTTTGACAAACTATGTGATAAGTTCTATGATACACAAGTACAGAACTTGACAATAGTTGAGGACTATGGAGAAGAAATTGAAGAAGAAGAAGTTGTTGATATGACGAAAGACACAATAACTCTTATATATAATGAAGTTGATACACTTGATAATGTCAACACAGGTAAGATTAAAGAATTAATTCGTTCAGTGTACATGGAGGCACTTTCACAATGAGTGATGAAAAGAAGCAAAGAAGTCGAGGACTGGGTGATACCGTTAAGAAAGCAATTAAGGTTACTACCTTCGGATTAGTAAAGCAGAAACCCGGTTGTGGTTGTAAAGGCCGTCAAGCGTGGTTGAATAAAAAGTTTCCGTATAAGTGGTTTCGTGAAGCACTTAAGGCATCTCAGGCAGCAAAAGTAAAGAAACAAAGCGGAGAAAATGAAACCATCAAGGCACATTTTGCACAAGCAACGGAGGAACTTTTGACACCAGAACAGAAGAAACTACGAGAAGAATTAATGAAACAGAGATTGGCCCGAGCGTCTGCGGGTACTCCATCCACACCGGGAACAACTCCGGAAAAGAAGTGTGCGCCATGCGAGGCGGCCAGACTAGAGCGAGAACGTCTCGCTGCTATCGAACGGAATCAAGTAGATACCACGGAGAGTTGATCAGGGATGATTTTATTTGATTATGTTCGGTTCAAAAATTTTGGATCGTTTGGTAACTATCTTACCACAATCGATCTGAAAAATAAGAAAACTACATTAGTTTCAGGCAACAACGGAAACGGTAAATCGTTCGCGTTGCTTGATTCTATTACCTTTGCATTGTTTGGAAAACCTTTCCGAAAGATCAACCTTCCTCAGTTAGTCAATAGCATTAACCAGAAGGATTGTTACGTCGAGGTTCAATTTACAATTGGTAAGTCTGAGTATAAAGTGTGTCGCGGTATTGCTCCGAAGTTATTCGAAATATATCACGACGGTAAACTACTTGATCAAGACTCAAAAGCAAAGGACTACCAACGAATGCTTGAAGAACAGATCCTGAAAATGAACTACAAGTCATTTACTCAGGTTGTGATTCTTGGTTCTTCATCTTTCATTCCCTTCATGCAATTGTCTGCGGCCGATCGCCGTGATGTGATTGAGGATATCCTTGACATTAATATTTTCTCCATAATGAATACATTGATCAAGGGTAAGATCTCCACAAATAAAGACGAGACAAAAGATCTTAAATATCAAATGACTTTGGCATCCGATCGTATATCACAGCAAGAAAAGTTTATTCAAACAATCGAGGATAAATCAGACTCATCTATCAAAAAGTGTGAAGATGAACTGAAAGAAACTCAGTCACAGATAGCACTGTCACAAGAGGCAGTCAAAGGTATTCAAGATACTGTAGATGAACTCCTAGAGAATTGTGATTCCAGTGATACGTTGACAGGAGAAATCCGAAAACTAGATAACCTTTCTAGTCAGATGGAAAAGAATATCAAGAGACTTGAAAAGGAAATCACCTTCTATACAGATAACGATAACTGCCCAACGTGTGGTCAAGAGATAAATGAAGAACACAAGACAACATGTGTCTCTGGTAAGAAAGAAAAGATCGATGAGATTGCTGAGGGTATCGTTACACTTGCTGATCAATTGAAAACTAAAGAATCAGTTCTTTCAGAAACACAACAGATCATGAAGACAGTGGGTAAACTACAGAATGATGTATCACAGGAAACCCATTCACAAAACTCTTTAATGAAGTATGCAAGCAAACTCCAGAAAGACATTACCGAGATCATGACG